AATGAAAAAGGGGAAAACCTCACAAATCCAAGGATTCAAGTCTACAAAAGTCGTGTATGGCACGGTAGACTCAATAAACTTTAAATCACTTTATTTAAATCTTCAAACATGGGTAGAACCAATAAAAGACACAGAGAATTGGAACAGGGTTGTTTTAAATCTAAGTCGGGAAATAAGACACATTGTACATGGTAGTATTGATAGACACTTATTTGACGATAACTTTATTGTTGATTTAGATTTACGGTCAAGTGGATTATCAACAGGAAAAAAATCGTTCTTAAATTTAGAAATTAACATTTACCTAAAAGAACAAGATACAGATTTTAAATCAATTAGATTACGAGATTCTCTGAAAAAAATGACAAAAGACATTGTACAACAAAGCTTCAACGAACATGAATACTTTAAGTTTTACCCAACTAAAAATGGGAAAAGAAAAGAATTGGTGACACAAATAGATAATCTTCAATATTTATAATTAAAATTAAAGATGAATCTAAAAATTATAAAACCTGGTGAGTCAGGTAAGGGGATATTAGTCGAGTATGATGCTGGATATATTTCACCAAAAAACGAACAAAATTCTTACATATTAGAATCAACGAATATGTTGGACCATTCTAAACCATTTGAGTTTTATGCGGTTTTACAAAAATATAATACACCTAATAGAAACGGTAGAATATATCCTGAACGTATCCTTAAAAGAGAAGCGGACAATTATAAAAAACTAATCCAAAAGGGAACCTCTTTATCTGAGTTAAATCACCCCGAATCATCACTAATTGATTTAGACCGAGTGTCTCATTTAATTACAGATGTTTGGTGGGAAGGACCAACCTTAATGGGTAAACTAAAATTATTGACAAGTCCAGGGTTCCACGAAAGAGGAATTGTATCGACTAAAGGAGATATGGCGGCAAACTACTTAAGACAAGGTGTAACCCTTGGTATCTCATCAAGAGGTGTTGGGTCTTTAAAAAAGATTGGTGAACAGAATGAAGTACAAGACGATTTTGAATTAATCTGTTTTGACTTAGTTTCTTCTCCATCAACACCAGGAGCGTATCTTTTCTTAAATAAAGAAGATAAAGGTAATTTTGAAGAGAACATTGAAGAAGAAAAAAGAATGTCGGTAGAAAGACATGTTGGGGATTCAGGAAACAAATCGCTTGACTTAATGAAAAAATTGAACGATTATTTAGGAAACAGATAAAAAAAAATTATTAAACATGGAACAAGGAGAAAAGTATTTCGTAGCAAAAGTTACAATTGATTCAGTAGATTCTGAATCAGGAAAAATTAAAAAATTAAGAGAAGAAAAATTAGTGAACGGATTCACCCCAACTGATGTTGAGGCAAAAGTAACTAAGATTTTCGGGTCGTATACCCAAGATTGGAGAATTACGGCAATTGTTGAAAGTAAAATTAATGAAGTAATAGAGTAAATTAAATTTCAATAATAAATTAAAAGGAGACCCAAAAGGTCTCCTTTTTTATTTTTTGTCAAATGGGTGATATTTATTAATTAATAAATAAACGGATTGGAATTGAGTTAAATTAAACTTTTTTCACAATTGGTAATATTTATATATAAAAATATAAAACTCACAATGGCAAAAGAAAAATCATTAGTAGAAGATGCAATCATTCAAATGAAAAATTTGGAAGAAGCGGTTGCCGAAAACGCAAAAGGAATACTTGCTTCAACAATGTCGCAAGAAATCAAAGAATTGGTAAAAGAATCTCTATTTGAACAAGAATCAGATGACGAGGTTGAAGACGATGCGGATATGGACATGGACATGGATGACATGGATATGGATATGGACGCTGATAACCAAGATACAGACGTTGAAGACGAAGACATGTCAGATGATGACATGGAAGATGACATGGAAGATGATGACATGGCAGAACCAATCGACTTAACTAACAAATCAGACGAAGAAGTTCTTCGTGTATTCCAATTGATGGGACCTGATGATAATATCGTAGTAACGAAAGATGCTGGCGGTAATATTAATCTTAAGGATACTCAAGCAAACAAAGAATATATGATTGTTGGTGAAGGAATGGAAGATGACATGGAGTTTAATGAAATGTTTAGCGATGATGATGATATGGAAGATGAAGAAGAATACGAATCTGATTCTAATATTGATGACATCATTGAAAAAGTTTTTAACGAGGACGACTCTGATATGATGGAAGACGAAGACATGGGTTTTACCTCAGAAGAATTTGACTCTGAAGAAGACGAAATGGATGAATCTGAAGTCGTTTATGAAATCTCATTTGATGATGAGGATGAAGAAATGATGGAAGACGACATGGAAAACATGTACGAATCTAAGTCAGGTAAGAAAACTATCAAACCAAAAGGAGTTGGAATGGGAAAAGGTCCTAACGTAAAAGTTTACTCTAAAAATCCAAATCAAGGAACAGGTTTCAAAACAAAAATGAAACAAGGTCCTAGTGCGGTTGGTACGGGTAAAGCAAAATTTGAATATAAGGAAGGTGAAAACTTAGGTGACAAACTTGGAAAAAACAAGATGGTCAAAAAAGCGGAAACCAAAGAAGGTGTACGGACATTAGGTACAGGTAGTATTGCGGGTAGAAAAGGTGGTTTACCAAAACCAAGAGCTCACTCAGCATTTAACATGGCACTTAAAGAAAGTAACACAAAAGAAGTACAAGTTCTTAGAGAAAAGAATGAAGAATACAGAAAAGCATTAAACATCTTCAGAAATAAATTGAATGAAGTTGCAGTATTCAACTCAAACTTAGCATACGCTACACGTTTGTTCACTGAACACTCAACATCAAAACAAGAAAAAATCAATATTTTAAGAAGATTTGATGGTGTAGAATCAATCAAAGAATCTAAAGGTTTGTACAAAACCATTAAAGACGAACTTTCACCTACAACAAGTCAATCAATGAATGAATCATTTGAGCGTAAAATTGAAAACGCACCAACGACAGGCTCAGCGATTAACTTAATTGAGAACAAAACTTATGAAAATCCTCAATTCCTTAGAATGAAAGACTTAATGTCTAAAATGAAATAAAACATAAAAATAAACTAAACAAAAAAAAACAAAAAAAAAACTAAAATGGGAGCATTATTAGAATCAGGTCTTGTAGGTAACATCGGGTTAAAACACCTTAAAGTTATCAAAGAAGATACAATCAACAAATGGGATAAATTAGGATTCCTAGAAGGCCTTAAAGGTCACCTAAAAGAGAACGTAGCTCAGTTATATGAGAATCAAGCGTCTCACTTAATAAACGAAGCTACTGCGGAAGGTTCTTCAGGTTCATTTGAAACTGTTGTTTTTCCTATCGTTAGACGTGTATTCTCTAAATTATTAGCGAATGAAATCGTTTCTGTACAAGCGATGAACTTACCAATCGGTAAATTGTTCTACTTCGTACCTAAAATTCAAGGGTATGATGGCGGAACCGCTCAAACACCAGGTAACGATTACGCTGGTCAATCAGGTGAACATTACGGACCAATTGGTGCTGTTGATGGTTTAACTGCGGCACAAGGACAAGCTGGTCTTGGTTATGGTACATCATCTACTTACGGTAAGAAAAATCTTTACGATTTATTTTACGAAGGAAATGAAGGACAATTAGACCCTCCAGGTTTATTCGATTACTCTAAAGGACAATGGTCAGCAGTTACTGTTGGAACAAATATCCAAGTTTGGGAAAATGGTGCCTTAACTGACTTAGGAACGGGAACAACGTTAGACAATCAAAATGTTAGAAAAGTAATTGTTTCTATGTGCGGATTTGCAAATGTAGGTACAGGAAAATTAATCGGACCTGATGGTAACGAATATGATTCTGAGACTTTTTTATCTGATTTAAGAATTTTTGCTAACGGTACTTATACTGACTCTACATGGTCTGCAAGTACTGCATCAACACAATGTCAAAACGTATTTGACGCGGCTCATAATCCAAAATCATTATTGTTCAGAGTTGTTACTCAACAATACGGTCAAGGAATTGTGTCAGGATTAAACAGTATGGCACAAACTACATGGCCAACTAATGGTAATGGTGGTCAATACAATGACATCTGTTCACCAACAGGTTGTATCTATTTAGAAGTTGATTTATCATGTCCAGCATGTGCTGATTGTGGTTCAGATACATTAGATGGTTACACAGGAACTACTCTTGGAGCTAATGTTTCCGATACGGCATTTACTGCGGTATTCAGACGTTACAAAGAATTAGAATTTGAAGACAAAATCGGTGAGGTTTCTTTCGAATTGGATTCTGTTACAGTTTCTGTTACTGAAAGAAAATTAAGAGCACAATGGTCTCCTGAGTTAGCTCAAGACGTTGCAGCTTTCCACAACATCGATGCTGAAGCTGAATTAACAGCTTTATTATCTGAACAAGTTGCGGCTGAAATCGACCGTGAAATCTTAAGAGATTTACGTAAAGGTGCGGCTTGGAACTTACGTTGGGACTACAACGGTTGGAGAAGAATTTCTTCAACAACTAACTACACTCAAAAAGACTGGAACCAAACATTAATCACTGCGATTAATCAGTTGTCAGCACAAATTCACAAGTCTACTTTAAGAGGTGGAGCTAACTGGATTGTTGTTTCTTCTGAAGTTTCCGCAATTTTTGATGATTTAGAATACTTCCACGTATCTAACGCGTCTCCTGAGCAAGACCAATACAACATGGGTATTGAAAGAGTTGGTACATTAGCTGGTCGTTACCAAGTTTACCGTGACCCTTACTTTCCACCAAACCAAGTTTTGATTGGACACAAAGGAACATCATTGTTAGATACTGGTTACATCTACGCACCATACGTACCATTACAATTAACACCAACAATGTATAATCCATTTAATTTCACACCAATTAAAGGAATTATGACAAGATACGCGAAAAAGATGGTAAATAACCGTTTTTACGGTCGTATCACGGTTGATGGAGTTAGAACTTTTGACTTAAGAGAATTGAGATAATCAAAAATCTTATCATATTTAACAAAAAGAGGACTATATGTCCTCTTTTTTTATTTATAAAATGGGTTAAAAATAAATGGGTTATAATTTGACTTTTACGTAAATAATATTATATTTATATAAATATGAAAACCAAATTAACTCCTGAAAATATAGTTAACATTATTGAATTGTATCAAACTGAAATTCCAAGTACTCATAAATTAGCGGAAAAATTTAAAGTTGGTCATAAAAAAATCAGTCAAATATTAAAAGAAAATAATATTGTGATTAATAAAAAGGGTGGTCAAATCCAAATGGGTAATAGTTTTGAAATTGAAACCGTAAAATCTAACTTATATACAACTTCAGATACCCACGAATTAATTGCACAATGTAAAAAAACTAATGTAGTAATTAAAGACCCCAATAATTTATCTGGTAAATTAACCAAACATATTATTGAATTATACGGGGATGTGTGGATTCCAACTAATACTTACCAAAGAAAAAAATACGAATTAATTAACGACAAAAAATGGTTTGAGGAATATTTCAACATAATTGAGATTGAAAGTTTACCAACAAGAAAATGTAAATTATGTGAATGGGTAACAGAGGACACTTCAAATAAAACAGGTTGTTTTGAGACACATATAGGTAAATCTCATAAAATAACATTAGATGATTATTTATTAAAATTCCCTGAAGATGTTAAACATCACCCAAATTATATAAAAAAAACAGAATTAACCAAATTTTTATCTAAAAGTAAAAATTATGTTATTTGTAAAATTTGTGGTGAAAAAATGAAAAGTATAACAAATACTCACCTAAAAGAAAAACATAATATCACAACATTAGAATATAAATTAAAATACCCAAACGAAAAAATTGTATCAACTTCCATATCAAAAAAATTAAGTGATTTATCGAAAACCACCAACATTAACATGGTACCAACTTGGACATCAAAGGGTGAAACGGAAATTAAAGAATTTATTGAGAGTCTTGGATTTATTGTTGGTAAAAGTAAAAATCGTAAAATGTTAAATGGTAAGGAAATTGACATAGTAATCGAGGGAACAAACATATGTATTGAATATAATGGTTTATATTACCACACAGAGAAGATGGGTAAAACAAGTTCTTATCATTTAAATAAAACTATTGATTGCAATCAAATTGGATATAGGTTATTTCATATTTTTGAGGATGAATGGAAGATAAATAAAAATTTGGTTAAATCAAAAATAAAACATTTGTTAAAAGTTAATGATGGGATTAAAATCGGTGGTAGAAATGTTACGATTAAAAAAATCAATACAGAGGATAAATCGTTTTTTTTAAAAAATAATCATATTCAAGGAACTGACAAATCTAACATCTCTTATGGGGCGTATTATAAAGATGTTATGGTTGGTGTCATGACGTTTAACGATAAACGTAATATGACTAAAAATAATGATGGTGAATTTGAATTAAGTAGATATGCTACAAAACAAAATTACTTAATTAGGGGGTTAGCCTCTAAATTTATTAAGCATTTTATCAATGAATATAACCCAACATCAATAATTAGTTTTGCGGATAGAAGATGGACGATTAACCCAGAAAATAATCTATATACTAACTTGGGATTTAATTTAGTGTCGATAACAAAACCAACATATTATTATTATAATTCAAAGGTTAGTAAATATAAAAGATTCCATAAATTTGGGTTTGGTAAAAACAATCTTAAAAAAAGATTTCCTGATTTAGATTATACCAAAACTGAAAAGGAGTTGACCACAGAATTAGGTTACGATAAAATATGGGATTGTGGGTTATTTAAATACAAATTAGATTTATAATAAATAAATTTTGAATAAAACGTTTTTTTTTTGGAAAAACGGATATTTATATATTAAACAGAAATGGGTATGAAAAAATTATATTTTTTAAATGAAGAAGAGTCAAAAAGAATTTTAAATCTTCATAAAGAAGCAACTAAAAAACAATATCTTAAAGAAGTTATAGATGAAAAGAGTGGACAAGAAATCCCTGGAGGAATTTCACAAGATGCGTATGATAAAATTATGCAATATTCTAAAGAAATGAAAAGGACATTTCAAGGTGCTTTATTAAATGATTTACAACAAAAGGCAATTGATAATGACTTTGGGGTGGGTACTTATGCTAACTTTTGGAGAGATAGTGGCGATGAGGTATTAAGAAATGGTGGTTTACAAGCCTCAGGAAGTAAAGCGGTGGTTAGAAGTGTTGGACAAATTCCTAATAATCCTAATAAAGCGGCGGCGGAGAAAGCGGCGGCGGAGAAAGCGGCAGCGGATAAAGCGGTGGCGGATAAAGCGGTGGCGGATAAATTGGCTGCGGCTTCAAGGGCTACTAAAGGACCACTTGTAACACAAATCCAACAAATATTAAAACAAAAAGGATTTAAATTGGGTACTTCAGGACCTAATAAAGATGGTGTTGATGGTGTTATGGGTAACATAACCCTTAATGGTATTGTAAGTGCTTTAGGTGCGGAGACTTCAACCGCAACAAAAACTCAATCGCAGACAACACCTGATGCGGCAACAAAGGCGGGAACTACACCTGTTGGAAAAACACCTTTAAGTTCAAATAAAACTTCACCAGGAAGTGTCGCAAAAACAGCAAATGCTGGTGATATTGCTGGTGGAGACAAGGGTGAACCAAGTGACGTAGGTTAAAAAACAATACAATCAATTAATATGGTTTAATTTCCAAAAAGTCGATGAAGATAAAATTTCATCGATTTTTTTTATTCCTTATCTTCAGTTGGTACTTCAATTTTTGATAATGTTCTAATACATTTTGAGATTACTTCTGATTCACCCAAAGAATATACGCCCGATTCATGAGCATATTTAACTGACTGAATTAGAAGGTATAATGAGGAATCCTTATCCATTGTCTGTAGTAATACATCCAAATGGTCCTCACTTAATAGAGGTATGGTGTTAAATAATTTTCCAAATAGTTTTTGTTCTTCCATTTTAATAGTATAAGATATTTATAAGTATAAGTAATAATTTTCAGAATGTTAATAGATATTTTAAACAAGTTAAAACAAGAACTCATCAAAGAAGCGACAAGTGATGGTGGTGGTAGAGGGTCATATGTTGGTCCAATGCAACCTGGAACAAAGGAGTTCAGTAAGACTGACCTACAACCTTTTAACATCCCTGTATCGAAGTATAATGACGCAATGTTGGCGTATGATAGTTATGATGGTAAAATGAGTTTACCTAAAAAACAAATCTCTAAGATTGAACGTAAAGCCAAGAAAGAATCTGACTATCTTAAGAAACATCCTAACTTAACCACAAGTGATGATGATGGTAATAATATTAATCAAACGCCTGGTAAAGGTTTTAAAATGGTCCCAATTAAAGAGGCTGGTTCCACAATTACTTCAGGATTGTATAATGGGCCTATAGAGATTGGACTAAAAAAATGGAGGAAAGAACATTTAGGTCCATTCCAAGAGTTTGTTGATACTGAATTTAACCATAAGAAAAAACAAAAAACATTAAAAAACAATATTAAAAAAGTTGTTGGTGTTTGGGAAAAAAATTCTGATGGGTCTTACAATACTCCTGAACACGATGTTCATACTGTTAATGAGTGGATTGAAATACTACCTGTTGAGGTAAATCCGTTAAGAAATTTCATCAAGAGTGTATTGAGAGACTCTTTCTGAGGATTCAATGTTATCTAAAATTGTACGTAAAGAATATTTAATTTGAGAGGTGATTTCTTCCTTATATTGTTGACGAATAATTTCTGTTTTATTATCATACATCTTTGTTAGTCTATCCCACTCTCTTTCGTATAATGTAACATCATAATGATATACATGATTAGTGACGCTAATATGTCTATCATCAAGAACAATGAATAAACCTAATTGAGAATTTTTAATGAATCGTTCACCTGATAATGGTGCTATAAGAAATTTTGATTTTGGGTGATTTATTAAAGAACGACAAATCCCTAAAGAAATTCGTTGGCTATCAGTTAATTTTTCGAAGGTTTTAATGTCATTATAACGTGTCCAAATAACCCATTTAACATATAACCTTTTAAATATTTTTTTCATAGTTTATTTTTATCTTTAACAAAGATATACAAAAATATTAATTATAAAAGCCAATATTTAAAAATCAAACTTATTGTTTTTCATATACGCATTATCGGCGTATCGTAAAAAATCTTTACCATAGATAACGGACAATCTGTCCATAACCAATTGAGGATTTTTTCTCATATAACGTAAGATATCTGCGGGAATTTGGTCACTATATTTCCCGAATAACCCTTCGATATCTTTTTCTCTTGGGGTCATTCTAACATGTGGTTCTACGGTAAACTCAGGTTTACCAATTTCATCATCGAATTCTTGTTCGTTAATGATTCTTTTAACAAGTCGGTTTAAATCAGATTCGGTTAATTTAACAATTTTTTTCATATTGTTTACGAGTTTAATCCGTTCATTCCACCTAATACGATTGCATCTAACAGAACTACCGCCTTACCGTGTTCGTTTGTCCAAGTAGGGTGTGGAGGTATTATAGACACAGTGTCACCACTACAATCTATTATACATACATTATATTCGGTTCCTGCGGATAATGGGGAGTTACATTCGGAACAATCGTCAAACGGACCATATAAGAATATTGTGTTAGTTTCTCCACTTGTAGATGCACTATAAGTTAATGAAACACAATTTAAATTCAATTCTTGATATGTTTTTCCAGTTAACAGACCCTCAACCGAAATAATTTCAATTGGTGAGCCATCAATGCAAGATGTTCCTGAGTAATATATATTTGCCATTTTAATTTGTTTTTATATAAATATCTATTTATTCTGAATACTTCACATTAACAATCTGAAATTTGATTTGTTTTTTGTAAGTATTTATTTCCCCACTGCTAATGACCTTTATATCCACATAATATTCGTTCGGTATTTTATCTCTTGTATCAAACATGAAATAATACTCATTTGGAGTCCTATTTATTTTTGTCCAATCTTGTACTTGCACTTCAGTCTGACCTTCTCTAACATAAACTCTATAATAAGAATCAACTTTCTGTAATAATTTTTGAGTTGAGTAAGCTTGTTTGATTATCACACCAACTTTTCTAATATCGGTATTTAAGATTTTTTCATCTTGTTTAATACCATAAAAATCAAATCCGTATAATTTAGGGTCAACCGAAGTTGTTCCTATTTGGATAGAATTTTTATATGGGTATAATGTAAAGTCATTAGTTATTGGTGGAATTAGAAATCCGTTTAGACTTAAGTCATACCATTTATCTGAGAAAGTACAAGGTGTTTTATAACCAGATAACGGTGGTATTACCACTTCGTAAACCCCTTTAGTTTTTTGACAAGTTGTTAATCCTGTTAGTCCGGGTATTTTACTACCTGACGAGTCTAATAAATCCACACTTGGTAAGTAATCCAAATTAACAGGTTGACCATTATCGTATAGATAAAGATAAAGTCTATTAACGTGACCTAATGTGAATAAATTTCTAT